CCACCTGGTATAGGATACAGTAATTCTAAATTAACTCCAACAGCAGTTCAAGTTTTGCTCGGACTGCTCGATTGCCCAGGCTGTTGCGTACACCTTGATGCAAGGGTTTTGGCCAGGAATCAAAACTGCACCAAGCATACCCGGAATGTTCCTCATTCAGCGTGGGGATAAACTCACGATCCACTACCAGCACATAGGTATTATACTGGAACTGCTGATCATTGCTGGTAAACAGCTCAAGTGGTATGGTTTTTTTGATCTCAGGAGTAGATCCGATTTCCTCAGCGATCTCTCTGTTTAGTGCATCGTAGGGAGTGGCATCAGTTTCTTCTTTTTTGCCACCTGCCAGTCCCCATGTTCCTGCAGTTTTTCCTTGTGATCTCAGCAAGAATAAAAATCGGTTGGTGTCTCGAGATATGAACAAGCCACCACTGCAGATCACCTGCGGTGTTACAGAACCAACCGCCATGCTGCTGCTGAGTATATTCCTTCGAAGCTTTTGCTCCATTGCATTGTTTGAGGATCCCATTTGTATTGTACTCCGGTATATGCATTAGTTATATAGATCACTGCAGGAGCCGTTGCGGAATCGAACACAGTATTCCACTCTGTACCGTTCCATGTGATGATGCTGTTTTCATGGCACTGGAAATCTGTTCCGTCGCTGTTTTTCCAAGCTACCGGTCCGCTGTAGTCTGGAGCACCATACTGGACCACCTGGTTGATGCTTTCAAGAGTTAGATAACGCACTCCTGTTCGAGGTTCTCCCGGGTTGAATGTTTCAGGATTGATGATGGCATCTATGGTGCCTCTGGCAGAAGCAGGATCAAAAGCAGGATCGTCACTGGTGTGTGCTTGATCGTCGATCAGCGTGTTGCTGCTGAGCGTGTCGGCATCAAAGTTCAAATTCATGCTGGCATCGTCTGTGGGATCCAAGCTGATGTAGCACACGATCTCATTGCCATCTGGCTTGATCAATCTCAGCTGGCTCAATCCGGGGCGGAACGATCCTGGATATAGATCCAGTATGCGTAACCAGCTGGTGACTGAATCGCCAGACACTGAGTTGGTCAACAGTTGTGCGGTGTTGTCCATGACCAGGAGATCATATCCACCTGGTGTGACCACGGTGACCACGCCAGAGGATTCTATTTCTGCGGCTATATCTGCATCCAGGTTGATGTAGTCGCCCACATTGTTCACTGCTGTGGACGCGATGATCTTGGTGATCACACCCAGCTTGCTGACCAAGGCCGGAGGGGAGATCCATACCTGTGTTTCAAAATCAATGCTGAGTATGTCAATATCTTGTGATGCGCCTTGTGGTATCGTGCGGCTGCTCCAGCGCAGATTTTTGAGAGTCAATACACTGATTCCGGTCCAGTCGAGAAAATTGTCCGAGGTCTGTAGTTCTATGCTGGGATTGAACAACCAAGCTATCTGTTCAAATAGCTGTAGTTTCTGATCGGTGTTGCTGGTCCAAATATCTGTGGTAAGCGTGGCCAGGTAAGGAGTTGGCATATGGCGTTCTACTGTGTAGTTCTTTCCTTGTGTGGTCAGCAACTCTCCAGTCACTGGATCCACTGCTCGCTCTCTTATGTTGGCTGTTGAAGTAAAAGATGGAGCCTGCGTGCGACTGGGATCGTATTGTATATCCTTGATGTAGCAGGCTATGAAAGGTGCATTGGGTATGGTATTTTCAGTGTTCTTTTTCAGTATCTGAGCAACCTGGCGATTCATATCGCCGTAGCGTACCGGCACCTGTATGATATTACCTCGGTTGTCCTTGTAACTGAAGTTGCTCATGATACGCATGAATTGTATCAGATATCGTCTGATCTGCCCGTCATAAAAATGATTCAATTTTTTGCAGTGGCGTTGACCACAGTCTCCAAAGATTTATAAATGCACATGTTAGTTATCGGCCCGCGGTTTCAATACCTTGCTCAAGGCCTGCCGTTGCGTTATGACTTCGCCGCCTATGGTCACGGTGTTGACATTGTTGACGAATCTAGATTTATCAGTGAATCGTACATCCCGGCCAGCAAATGCGCCGGTCGCAACATCCTGTTGTCCAAAATTATTCAAGGTCATACGCACATTGTCTTCGTACTTGACCCAAAATCTTCCATCAAATCGGAACAGTCTGTTGGGCAAATAATCAGTCCTGAGGAAAAACTCTCCCTTTGCAGGAGTCGCAGGATAGGTTATACCAGAACCAAAAAGTGCACCATTTGGTGGTTTACCATCTCCGGTTAGATAGCCCACATACATGTTGTGGTCAGGCGTGTTCAACACAAGGCTGGCACTGTCCACATCAACCAGCCCTGTGTCAGGATCAGTAGGAATGACATATAGCCTTTCTGTGTCAAATCCACTCAAGGGTACATCTGCTTCTGCTTGCTGTATGATCTGATTGTTGATATCTATGCTGGACTGATAGGTGCTGAGTAGATCACGCAGGCTGGATCCATCTCCAGCACCGCTGTCGGCATCTAGGATCTCTTTGTATTCTTGGCTGTCTACCAATGGCACACACTTGGCTCTCAACAAATGCGGATACCAGGTCTGGCTAAATCCGTTGGCAGGACGTGTGACTTCCTGCACCACATAGAATCTTTTCAATGCCACCAGGTGATTGTCCAAGGCATATTCGTCTTTGAGATGTGGCAGTTCCAGCACATCGCCGGCCATGATCTTTCTTTCCAAGGCATCCACACAGCCGCTTAGATGGAAATGCAACATGATGTTGTCATTGTTCAGGAACAGGCCAAACTGGCTGAGATTGAAATCCAGATCCTGCATGGTATAGATTCCACGCAACACATACACATCAGGAGCATAATGGCGATCACGATTTTCCATGAAGATCAGATCTTGTATACCCAACTCCGGAATAGGGTCGGAATTGACTGGTGTGCTGGGACTGCTTTCTCCGGCTGCAGGATCCACAGGACCCAGGTATTTGTGGATGTAGATGTCCACACCGCCCAGCTGGAACTGTTCGTTGATGATACGATCCAAGTACCGGAAATCGTTTCCTTTTTCTGGTCTGTATAGGCTCAACCGTGGAATTTTATTTCTCCTTTGACTGTATAATAGTAATATTGTATTTATAGAACATTGGTCCTACAATTATCACCGTGCCATCTGTAATAGTTAGCTCCTGTTGATTCTTTGCTACAATGAGGACATACATATTTCTTTCTTGTTTTTGCTTTTTCGGATATTTTCTGCAAAGTTTCTTTAGAGTGAGATTTTCCTTTGTTCCAGACGATTTTTGTTTCTGCTGTTTTTTTACGATTTTTTGATATCAATAATTTTTCTTCAGGAGTTCTTGAAATTCCTCGATTCCACGCAACCTTTCCTTTATTTGCTTTTGATATTTTTTCTTTAACAGAATCTGGAGTGATAATACCTTTTCTTGAAGATCCGTATTTCTTTCTAAGAGATTCATATATTCGAGAATTTGGTTTATATCTATCTTGAACATTAGAACCTTTAACTAACATTCTCCAAAAGGCACAGTTCATTTTTATTTTATTTTCTCCATACACCATTTTTGTCAATAACCAATGACATACAAAGTGTTCTCTTGCAGTTAGACTTACAATATTTGATTTTAAGTTGCTACCGCCCAGAGATTTTGGAATAATATGATGTTTTTCTGTATATCCACATAGGTTGTTTCTTTTCTGTCCTGCTATTATAATATTATAATACCAGGTAGTATATTTGTTCGGTAAATACATAGCTGATGCTCCTATAAGCGTTAGAGTAGTTGGGGATTGCCGTCCCGTGAACTACACTTATTTATATAAATAAACATATGGATGAAAGTATACAAGCTCGAGAACAAGTGATAGAATATATCAAGAATATGTTGGGCGAAGGAATCGTGGACGTCGAGCTGGATCCCAAGCATTACAATACTGCTATCGACCGTGCTCTAAACAAGTTCCGTCAACGCAGCACCAATGCTGTGGAAGAAAGCTTTGGTTTCCTTACCATCGAACAAGATGTGACTGATTACATCATGCCCAAAGAAGTACAGAGCATACGTCAGTTGTTCAGACGCAGCGTGGGATCTCGTACTGGAGGCGGCGACGGCGGTAGCCTGTTTGAGCCATTTAATCTAGCCTATTCCAACACTTACCTGCTGGCCAGCACCAATATGGGTGGCTTGGCCACTTATTATGCTTTTGCCAGCTATCAGAAACAGGTTGGTAAAATGTTTGGATCAGACATCAACTTCACGTTTAACAAAACCACCAAGATGCTGACCATCATGCAACGTCCAAGAGGCCCAGAAGAACTACTGGTTTGGATGTACAACTATCGTCCAGATTTTAATCTACTGCAAGATCAATATGCCAGCCAATGGTTGCGTGATTATGCCCTAGCAACATGCAAGATCATGTTGGGAGAAGCTCGTGGAAAATTCGCATCTATTGCTGGACCACAAGGCACAACTACCTTGAACGGCGAGTCTTTGAAAAGCGAAGGCAAAGCTGAACTGGAATCTCTAGAATTAGATCTAATAAACTACAAAGAGGGCGGAGATCCTTTAGGATTCATCATCGGCTGATGTTCGTAGTTGGGTAAGATTTTTCAAAAACAGTTGACTTAACCATATCAAATATCGTACAATATATCTAACAAGGATATATTATGGAAAAGAAACTGATTGGAGTGGTAGGATTCATCTCAGCTGGCAAAGACACCGTGGCAGATTATCTCTGCAACTTTGAAGAATTCCGTCGTGAAAGTTTTGCTTCAACACTAAAAGATGCATGTGCTGCAGTATTTGGATGGGATCGAGTCATGCTGGAAGGTCGTACCAAAGAAGCCCGCGAGTGGAGAGAACAGGTAGATCCGTGGTGGGCTGAACGCCTGGGCATACCACATTTGACTCCGCGCTGGATACTGCAATATTGGGGCACTGAGGTCTGCAGGAAAGGTTTCCACGACAGCATCTGGATCGCCAGCCTAGAAAACAAACTGAGAACATCACGCGACAATGTGGTCATCAGCGACTGCCGTTTCCCCAATGAGATCGCCGCCATACGCAGGCAAGGTGGCTCAATCGTGTGGGTGCAACGTGGCGCACTTCCTGAATGGTATGACGTGGCCTTGGCCACAAACAGCGGCACATTCAACCATATGGACACTGCTTATCCAGAAGTGCATTGTTCAGAATGGGCCTGGGTAGGAACACAGTTTGATCAGGTCATAGACAACAACGGTAGCATACAGGATCTATATGACCAAGTGCGACTGCTGATCAAAAATCCGGAATCAAATCCCCTCGACGCCACTGTACCCCTTCTTTATACAGAATCCTAGCACAGTTGGCACACACAGTCTTTAGATTGTTAGGACGGCAGTTTTTAAGATTGCCGTCCACATGGAACACATCAAATTGCTCTGCATGTTTTGAACTGAACTTGCAGTGCTCGCAAGATGACTTCTTTTTATATCCGGTCTTCTGCCAAAGAAACTGACCAGATTCTCCTCCACGGCTGCAATGATCACATTTTGATCTGTAGAAAGGCTGACCCGCTTTGTAGTAGTTTACCGCTACTGGTCTTTGTTGACATTTTTTACATAGATTCCTCATACCTTGCCCTTTTCGTGCCCTTTTGTAAGGGTATTTAACCTTGGTATTTTTTCACTATTACACTAAATAAAACAAAGTAATCCAACAAGGAGTTTAAAAAATGGCAACAATATTACAATCACCTGGTATAAACGTAAGCGTAATCGACGAAAGCTTTTATACCCCAGCCGGCCCAGGCACTGTTTCTATGTTATTCGTAGCAACAGGACAAGACAAGCCAAACGGCAGCAAGACAGCAACTGCCCAAGGTACCACAGCAGGCAATGCTGGCAAGGTTTGGGTAATCACCAGCCAGCGTGACCTAACTGACACATTTGGTACACCCTATTTTGAAACCGATGCTTCAAACAATCCAGTTAACGCAGGCGAGTTGAACGAATATGGATTACAAGCAGCCTACAGCTTGCTGGGTGTTAGTTCAAAGGTTTAGATCGTTCGTGCAGATATTGACACACAGTCTTTGTCTCCATCAGCCAGCCCAATTTCAGGTTCTCCTGCTAATGGCACATATTGGTTAGACACCAGCGACAGCCTGTTTGGTATCAATGAATGGGATGCTGCTGCCAACAATGGCAAAGGTGCGTTCTCAGTCAAGATTCCTCTAATCATCGACAACAGCAACATGGATGCCGATCTTGGCCAAGACGGTGTGACTCCTGTCAGCACATTCGGTGCAGTTGGACAGTATGCAGTAGTGGTCACCAGTGATAATGCAAATCAAATCTGGTACAAACCCGGCCAAGATTGGGTTAGAGTGACTAATAATTTTAACGGCGGAAAGAAAGTGGTTATTGCTCCGCACTATTCATATCCAAACTTTACCAACTCGGGCACAGGCGCATTAAATGCTGCGACTGGCAGCGTATGGATCAAATCAACCACACCGGGTCGCGGTGCCAACTGGGACGTTCGTTCTTACAGCTCATCCAGTGCCCAGTGGTCTTCTGTGACTGCTCCGATATATTCCAGCAAACAGGCAGCCATCCGTGTGCTTGATTCTACCAACGGCGGTGCTAGTATTCCATTAAAAACAGTATTCGTAGAAAGCGATTACAACAATGGTGCAGCCACCACAGCGACCAATGCCGGCTTCCGACTATGGATCCGTTATGCATCTGGTGCGACCAAGATCACTGCTACATCTAGTGCAAAGATCACTACAACAAGTTCGTTCAGTATCCGTGCCACCACAACACAAGGCGTATGGAGTGACGAGACAGTGCTACACATGACTGGTAGTACAACTGCAACGATAGGTAGCACCATCGCCTCGGCTATCAACGGTATCGCTGATCCTGATATCAATGCCAATATTTCTGCTGCCTGGAATGCCGCTACAAACATGCTGACTGTACAACACAAAACAGGTGGTGAGATACAGTTCAATGATCATTTTGCTTATCCTCTAACTACAATAGGGTTAGATCCTGCAACCACAGCAAACTTGTATGCAGCACCAACAGGTGACGGTTACGATTTTGAAGCCAGCAACTGGAAACCACTGGTGTACGAAGCACAGCCACTGGCGCCAACAACTACTCCTGCAGATGGCACAGTGTGGTTTGATTCAAACTATGATGTGGATATCATGTACAACGATGGTTCACAATGGATTGGATACCGGAACGAGTTTTCCAACACCAATGCCACAGGACCCATACTGAGTGCCACACAACCAACTACACAAAGCGATGGCACTTCTGATCTTGTAAATGGAGACATCTGGGTCAGCACAGCAAATCCAGATCAGTACGGACATGAGATATATGTGTATGATGGTCAAGAATGGAATCTACAAGATGTTACAGATCAAACCAGCCCCAATGGATGGGTTTTCCACGATGCACGTTGGGCCACATCTGGCAGTTTGTCAGAAGCCAGCTCAATCGTATCATTGTTGACCAGCGACTATGTTGATCCAGATTGTGTAGATCCTCTACTGTATCCACGTGGCACACGCTTGTGGAACACTCGTCGCAGCGGCAACAACATCAAGAGATATCATGTGGGTTACATCGATACCAACGCCAACAATGGACAGAACATACGTTATGAAGGCGAAAGCACAGCTGATTACGCTGTGGATCGTTGGGTAACAGCAAGTCCCAACAATGCCAACGGATCAGGAACATTTGGACGCCTGGCACAACGCGGTGTTGTAGTAACAGCTTTGCGTGCCACTATATCTGCCAACCAATACATCCGCGATACAGACACGCTGGCATTCAACCTAATCGCCTGTCCTGGATATCCTGAAGTGATCGCAGACATGGTGGGATTCAATACCGACATCGGTACCACAGCACTGGTGATCGGAGATACTCCGTTCCGCTTGGCACCAACAGGTACCAGCCTAACCAACTACGGATTGAACAACAGTCTTGAAGTAAACAACAACGATGCAGCAGCAGTCACATATGACACAAACTTGGCCATGTTCTATCCAAGTGGTTACACAAGCGACAACACCGGCAAGAATATTGTTGTTCCTCCGAGCCACATGATGTTACGTACCATCGTCAACAGTGATGCCAGATCATATCTATGGTTTGCTCCGGCAGGAACACGTCGCGGAGGAGTTGACAATGCCAGTTCAGTTGGCTATGTTGATGGTGAAGGAGAGTTCAGGACAGTCAGCCTGTATGAAGGACTGCGTAATGTGCTATCCAGTGTCAAAATCAACCCTATAGCAACATTGCCGGGTGTTGGACTGGTAAACATGGGTCAGTATACTCGTGCTCAAAACGCCAGCAGTTTGGACAGGATCAATGTGGCACGCTTGGTAAGCTTCATGCGTCGTCAGTTGGGAATACTTGCCAAACCTTATCTGTTTGAACCAAACGATCAGCAGACACGAAAAGAAATCAAAACATCGGTTGAAAGTTTCTTGCTAGAGCTGGTTGGTCAACGTGCGTTATACGACTTTGTTGTGGTTTGTGATACCTCAAACAACACACCTACACGCATTGATCGTTCAGAGTTGTGGATCGACATAGCAGTTGAACCAGTCAAAGCAGTCGAGTTTATCTATATCCCATTGAGATTGTTGAACACTGGAGCTATAGCTCAAGGCAATCTATAACAAAATCATTTACCAGTTAATAAAAAGAATAAGGAGCATAATATGCCAATAGCAAGTTTATCAAGATTTACAGTTCCATTAAACACAGATCAAAGCTCAACTAGCCAGGGTCTGTTGATGCCAAAACTGGCATATCGCTTTAGAGTGACCATGTACAATTTTGGTGTAGCAGGAACCCCGGTTACAGAACTGACCAAACAGGTCATGAGTGTTGATCGTCCAAAACCATCATTTGAAGAGATCAAACTAGACGTGTACAACAGCACAGTCAAGCTGGCTGGTCGCCATAGTTTTCCTAACATCAATCTAAAACTTCGTGACGACATGACCAATGCAGTCACCAACAAAGTCGGCGAACAGATGCAGAAGCAGTTTGATTTCTTTGAACAGGCGTCAGCAGCATCTGGCCTAGATTACAAGTTTACCATGTTTATCGAGCTACTTGACGGCGGTAACGGTGCTTATCAACCGATCGTGTTAGAAACATTTGAACTACAAGGTTGCTGGATCAAAGGCACTACTTATTCGGCTGTGGATTATTCAAAAGGAACCGAAGCAATGGATATCGCATTAGAAATCTGCTTTGATAATGCTGTCCAGTTAGACGCCAGTGGTAATGCAGTGGGGTTAGGACAAAATATCGGACGTACGATTGGCACATTGGCCATCGGCGGATAATATATCTAGTCAGTTGGTATGGAACAGCCCAGATTATTCTGGGCTTTTTTATTGACATAAATACAATATGAGTTCTTCCTTTAATAATTTTCTCGGCAACTACGGCCCCACCATGTTCAAAAGCTACAGTCATGCCACGCGGCTGTATGTGGATAATAATTTTGCTCGAGCTCCTAAACTGGGATTTTTATATTTTGTAGTGTTTAATATACGCGAAGATGCTCTCAAAGATTCGGAACGTAGAAATGCCATCAAGGATGTGGGTTTATTGGTCAACAAGATTGACATGCCCAAGTTTAAGATAACCACAGAAACTCTAAATCAATACAACAGAAAAACCGTGATACAATCCAAGATAGAGTATCAGCCAGTGACCATAAACTTCCATGACGACAACAGTGAAATAACAAATGGCCTATGGAAGAATTATTACAAATACTACTATGCAGACAGCGGATATGGAGACAAGCCCGGTGGTACGCAAAATGGATTTATAACTGGATTCAACGACACCAAGTACCAGACAGTGGACAACGCATACGGACTGAGTAACGAACAACAGTTGCCGTTTTTTGAAAGCATAGATATCTATGTGTTGCATCAAGGCGAATTCACCGAGTTGCGGTTGATCAATCCACTGGTCACATCCTGGGATCATGACGGTCTAGATCAAAGCCAAGGAAACAAGTTGCTCAACAACAAAATGTCTGTGGCCTATGAGAATGTGATTTACAAACAAGGACAGATTGTCAAAAAAACCAATCCTCCGGGATTTGCTGCCACGTACTATGACAATGTGCCCGGGGCGCTGTCGGTGGGAGGAAACGCAGCAAATGCAGGATTGTCCTCTGGCCAAGAACAGATATTCAGCTATACCGGTAAGAATAATCCCGATTATGTGACTCCGCCTGCCCAGGTCAACACTGGTCCGAGCCAAAGCCAAAAAGACAAAGCGGCCGTGCAAGCACAAGGCGCCTATACAGGGCCGATTGCTGGTCAAGTATCAAATACTGCGCCGAGTCCGCTGGGATTGACTATCAAAACACATGTACAGAACACTACCAATCAAACATCAGCCGCGCCTGTTAAACTGGCACCCAAACAATGAACTATAATAACTTACCCTCCGTGACCAACAATGATGCCACCATGCTGGCATTTGACAACTACTATGCTGTTCCATTTGAAATACACGCCGGCACATTCAATGCGATCCGTGGATTTTTTGAAGCCAGGGGATTTGATGCCAGCAGCGCAGAAACCATTTCGGTGGCCATAATGAAGCAGGCTAGACTGGGTGGATACAATGCCATGGAAGTGATAGACAGTCTCAAAGGCCTGGACAGCGTTGAACTCAGCAGTCTGGTAGCAGAAATCATAAACTATGGTAGATTTAAAACCAGCTATCTGGGTTATAACCAAGGCATCACCGCATTCGGTGAAACAGCTAGAAACATAAGAGTATGAGTTTAAAATTCAGTCAGGGGATCTACAAGATAAAAAATCCCGAAAAATATGTGGGCACAAGGGATCCTGTATACAGATCCAGTTGGGAGTTTATGTTCTGCAGTTTTTGCGACAACAACTCCAGCATACAGAACTGGGCCAGCGAGCCGGTGCGTATTCCATATCGTGATCCGCTGACAGGAAAAAGCACAGTGTATGTGCCAGATTTTTTGATAACCTATGTGGATAAAAATACCAAAAAACATGTGGAGATGATAGAAATAAAACCAGCAAATCAGACCACGATGGAACGAGTTGGAAAGAATCCCTATAATCAAGCACAGTTTGTAAAAAATATGGCCAAATGGGAATCTGCACAAAAATGGTGTGCTGCCCAAGGTATACGATTCCGTATAATCAACGAAACGGATTTATTTGTGACCACAGGACGAAAGAAGTAAATATTGATATGACCAAACGCCTAGAAGAAGTTTTTAACTTACCACAAGACACAGAGCCATTTGTCGCGCCCGAACCTGAGACAAAAAATACCCAGGTGATCAGCCTGGAAGATCGATTAGAAGAGTTTGACAAGATCTCAGCAGCACTGCCGCGAGTAAAAGGGCTCGGTGATATCTCAGACGCCGAACTGGATGCACTGGCCACTCGAGCCGAAGATGCATTCAATGAGCTGTATGATCTGGGCATGAGCGTGGATCCCAGATACGGAGCCAGAATGTTTGAAGTGGCAGCACAGATGATGAACGCAGCAATCACAGCCAAAAGCAACAAGATTGACAAAAAACTCAAAATGATCGATCTACAGATTAAAAAATACGCCATAGACAAGAAAAATGGCAATGCTGAACCCAGCAGCATCGACGGCGAAGGATACATCATCACAGATCGCAACAGCATCTTGGAAAAACTTAAGAATATTAATAAATAATACACTATGACAAAAACATACAAAGACTATCTCTCAGAATCTCTAGGTTCTAAAAAACATGATTTCCGTGTTAAAATAGCTGGCACAGTCTCCAGCGAGCAGGAAGACAAGTTGAAATCTATGATGGAACGATTCAAAGTTGATCATTTCAAGAAGCTGGCAGTGACTCCTATACAACAGTTTCCTTTGGATTTTCCGCAGGTCAAAAACTGCGAAGTGACCATTTACGAAGTAACTGTGGATTACCCTACCACACAACAGGAACTGACAGAATACTTGTCCACTGGACTAGGAGTCAGCAGACAAAAACTAGTGGTCACACGTCCGGGCGAACCCAGCGAACAGTATCAACAGGAACAGCCCACTCGTGAAGGTGCATTATTAAATGACCCAGACTACAAAGAAGCAGGCGATCCTCAGTTTGAAGATTACTACGGAGACAAATATAACTCGGGGTTTGTCAAAGAACTGAATGACATCTTGAAGTTACAACGCAAACAGCGTGGAGAAGAAATCCCATCTGAAGGTGCAGCCACGTACAGCTCAGACAGTCCACAAAACAACAAGTCGCCGATAGAACAGGCGCCCAAGACAAGGAAATAATCATGCACATGATCGACGTAATGAAAAGACTAGCTGAGCTAGATGCAGGAAACCCAAATGTATTAAAAGAAAATTCCACAGTGGCCGAATGCGGTCCTATGGGCATGATCGGTTCGATGGCATCTTCAAACATCCCAGCCAATATCAACATCACAGCCGCATCTGGTGAAGAACTCAGCAACATGCTGGGTGCCATCATGAAGCTAGCAGGTGTAGAAAAAGTAACTCCGGATCATTTTGGAGTAGAACACGAACCAGTTGCATTTACAGCGGGTCCGGCTATTGCTGTTGGCTCATCAGTTGGCGATAGTGACGACATGCGAGCTGTGTTGGACAAAATGAATGATGCCGGCGAAGATGACCAAGAAGAAACAGACGAAGGATATGATGAGTTTGGTATCTCTGGAGTTGACAATACTCCGCACAGACCAGATGCTCACAAGGCATTCAGCGCCACAGCTTATTCACAAAACACCAACGACGGCGACGGCGATGATCAAAACGGACAACGCCGCACAGGAATGCAACCTACTGCCACATTCGAATCATTGATGGCCGAATACCAGCAGTTTGTTGCAGAGGACAGCGTACAAGATTTTATAGATGCAGGCGGAAAAATCCAACAGATTAAACCACAAAAAGGACCTAAAAGACCTGGTTTAACACTTGGCAGTAGGCACATTGGCGGTAGTGGAGACGGAACAAAGCGTAGTCGTAGTGGACTAGGCGCCAATACTGGCAAAAATGCCAAACCTGTGGTAGCAGTTGAAGAAGAAAACGATGATAATGTAAACGAACGCATGGGAGAGGCTATTCCTATCCAAATCAAATTCGAAGACGGCACAGTAAAAAGCGAACGCATAGTAGATGGCGAATCCACCAGCATGATGACAACGTCTGAACTCGTACAGCATTTCAGCGAAAAATATAAAATGCCAGTTGCGGAAATAACGATGAGCACAGAAACAACTTCGCATCAAGCACCGGCTCCAGATGCTGAACCAGCTACAGGATTTGGCTATCGAGACAACGATGCAACCAATCGTGCAATCAGCAGATACGATCGTCAAGTTCCTTAAAACAAATAAAAATAACACATCGTGTCACATCAAATAGCCTCTACGGAGGCTATTTTTTTCGTTAAATACACATATGGCAAACAACAACAACAAGCTGATTAAAAATCCGCACGCAACCCACAAATTTACACAAAAAGATATCGAGGATCTCATGGCCTGCCAGGATCCGGGTACCGGCCCTCAGTATTTTTTGAATAACTTTTTCTATATCCAACACCCTACCAAGGGCGGTATACAATACAAAGCATTTGATTACCAGGACGATTTGCTAGAAAGCTACAATACCAACCGCTTCAGTGTGAACATGCTGGGACGGCAGATGGGAAAAACCACCACAGCCGCAGGATATCTCTTGTGGTATGCCATGTTTATCCCAGACAGCACCATCCTGATTGCTGCCAACAAATATGTGGGTGCCCAGGAAATCATGCAACGTATTCGTTATGCTTATGAAGAATGCCCCAATCACATACGATGCGGAGTGCCCAGTTACAATAAACAGAGTATCGAGTTTGACAACGGTAGCCGTATCATAGCACAGACAACTACAGAAACAACAGGTCGCGGTATGAGTCTATCATTGCTATACTGTGATGAGTTTGCATTCGTTCCGCCCAACGTGGCAACAGAATTCTGGACATCTATCAGCCCTACATTGGCCACTGGTGGTAAGGCCATCATCACATCAACCCCCAACTCAGACGAAGATCAATTTGCCAAAATCTGGAAAGAAGCCAATCAAAGATTTGATGAGTTTGGCAATGAACAGGCAGTAGGCCGTAACGGATTTGCACCGTACATGGCCATCTGGAATCAACATCCGGATCGAGATGAAGAATGGGCCGCACAGATGAGATCACAGCTGGGCGAGGAACAGTTCCAACGCGAGCACGAATGCGAATTTTTGGTTTTTGATGAGACTTTGGTCAGCAGCATGAAACTAGCAGAGTTATCTGGAGCAGAACCTATCATGAAGATGGGACAATGCCGCTGGTACAAAAAGATCAATCCCAAATGCACATACATAGTGGCACACGATCCCAGCTTGGGCACAGGAGGCGATCCGGCAGCCATACAGATCGTTGAAATACCCACATTTGAACAGGTAGGAGAATGGCATCACAATCTAACCCCTATACAAGGACAAGTGCGTGTGCTAAGAGATATCTGTAAATATATCGCTGCCGAGTTTGAAGCAAAGAAATCCACTCCGTCTATCTATTATTCAGTTGAAAATAATTCAGTAGGAGAAGCAGCATTGGTAGCCATAGAAGAGATAGGCGAAGACAGTATTCCAGGATTGTTCCTGAGCGAGCCTGTGCGTAAAGGCAATGT